AGAATATATAGGGGGTAAAACAAATAGTACAATATAAAAAAGGTCGAAAAAAGGTCATTAAAGCCCGTGTTTACAATAGATGCGGGCTTTTTCTATGCTTTTAAGTGAACTCAACGAATTGTACAAAAGGTTTAATTTTAGTTTAAGGCTGCTTTAAGCCTCTCAAACTTCTCAATGCTAAAATACCCAAAAGGTTTAATATACCGCCATTTCTAGGGCTTAGACGTCGTTAATCGCTGCTGCAAGAGACTATATAATGCAGAAAATTACGCTCCTTCTTGTTTTATGCTTATACCTGCCCGTTACCCTTGAAAACTGCTTAAAATGGTTAGGTTTGCCGTTAGGATTGCCAATAGGATTGCCAAAAAAAGGCAAAATTTGATTAGTTTATAGGTGCTAATTGCATCAAAAAGCAGATTAAAACCCATTTATAGCATTATTCAAGGGGGGATAATACCCAATAAATTTATAATGAAAATCAAAAAAACACCCATTTTACGGGGCTTCAGTGTAGTTTCACTGTGTGAAAGCTTGAGATTTTAAGGTATTATTTGTTGATTTTAGGCATTGTAGTCTCAACATGCATTAAACGAGCCTCAAGATCATTCACCCGGTCATACATATCTGCGGGGTCTTGGAAGTCATATATAAAAGCCGTCTTGAGTGTCCACACCTCCAAAATATCTTCGGGCTTTATGGGGTAGCTAGGGTATTCTCGCCGGTTGTCTGACTTTAGATAGAGATTATTATATTTTTTAATGCGGTTTAAACAGCGTTTAACCACGATACCGTCTTCCTTTGAAACGATAATATAAATCTGATTATCTTTTATGTCCTCTTGCCAATTTTCGCACCACTCACCAACAGCGAGCGCACCGGAATGAATTGTAGGAAACATACTGTGTCCTTTAACCTCAAAGATTCGGAAAGTACCATTGTTTAAGGTTGGCAAACGATAGCTTGGTAAGCTTTCTAAAAACTCAGGATCGCCAAAGCCATCCAAGTATCCTGCTTGAGCAGGTACCGGAACCATTATAATATTCTCATCACCTTCAGGAGAGACACTGATCACTTTAGGCATCTGCCCTTTAGTATAATATGGCGCAGGCACTTCTTCATTAACCTGATCCACCTCGATGTTCTTTTTTATATCACCCAGACCAGAAAAGAACCAAATTGGATTAACATCTTTATAAGTATTGAGAAATCTCAATACATTATCCTCGGTAAGACCGCTTGATTGATTTAAAATTCCATTAGAGATACCTGTATCTCTATAGAACTGAGCCTTTTTAATCCCTTTTATGTCAAGGTAATCAATGATTCGCTGCTTAAAAGTTGAAATTTCTCTCATAATTATTATGAAATTAGAGATATCTCTATTATATTTGCTTAGAAATATCACAGAATACCACAAATATAACATAAATGGAAAGCGCGAACACTACAGAATACCGTAAAAGCTTAAAGGCTAAACTAAAATGGGGTGATATGACTAAGATCGCGAAACTGGCCGAGGTTGATCTTATGACAGTAGATCGATGGTTTAAGAATAAAACTAATAATGCTGCAATTGAACCTGCTGCCAATGCTCTTTTAGAAGCGAGAAGCAAAAAAATGCAAGAAGCACTAAAAAACATCATATAAGCCCATTTAGATGATCACGAGAGATAACATATACGAGTACTACAACGGCAACCAACTTGGGGTTAATCAAGATGTCTTCCTCGAGCTTGGTTTACTTACGTACCATCAATTTCAGCATTGGTGCAGCAAAGAACGAGCAAAACTCAATCGCCTCCGCACTGCTGGAAGAGGCCGCACCGGTCTTATCGCGTGGTCGAGTATTCCTGATGAATTTTTGGCCAAGATCAAAGCAGCATTTGGAGACCCTTACCGTAAAGACGATGTCGATTCGTTTGTAAGTAGACTTAACAATGACGACAAAGCCGCGGTTTTCTTTATGAAAGCCGGCCTTTCACCCCTGAAAGAGTATCAGCACTATATCGAGGCGCAGATACTTAACCTTTACGGTGAGTTGCTCCAAGAAATTGAGGTTAAAGCGGCGCGCAACACTTCATTCAAAAAGACTCAAGCTAAGCGCGAACTTGCCAAGGTCATTGCTGAACTCAAAACGCTTAAGCGTGAAGATGGCAAGGCTAAATTTCCTCATAAATTACCAAGCAATCCTCGCAGCCTTGAGCGTCGCTACAAAGAATATGCAGAGCAGGGCTATGAACGCCTGATCCACGCCGGAACCGGTAATACCAACACTCAAAAAATTAAAGGTGCTCTTGCAGACTGGCTACTTGCCAAGTACTGCCTCCCACACAAGCCTAGTATTACAGACTTGCACCTTGAATACGATGCCTATCGTATTGCAAAGAAGTGGCCTTCACTTCACGAGGACGCCATTTATAAGTGGCTTCATAAACCGGAACAGAAAAAGGTTTGGGTATTAGCCCGACACGGCAAAGATGAGTATGTGCGCCAGTTTGGTCACAAGACTACACGCGATAAGAGCGATTATTTCCCTTATGCATATTTAACCATTGACGGCTCCAAGCTTGACTGGATTCACTTTAAAGAAGGCGCGCCTTACTCTATGGGTGCCGATATCAAGGTCAACCTCATATTTGATGTGTATAGTGAGAAAATCGTAGGTCACGACTTTAGCCTTACCGAAGACCACCAGTCACATTTCCGAGCTTTTAAAATGGCTTTACAGGAGACACAATGCAAGCCTGCGCTGTTAACCTATGATAACCAAAGTGGTCACAAAATGAAAGCGGTTCAAGAACTGTATAGCAATATTGTGACGGCTAACGGCGGGCAGCATTATGCGCACCGCGCATATGAGCACGGTTCACCCGCTGAGCAGCTTATAGGTCGCTTTCAACAACAGGTACTTAACAAATGGTGGTTCTCAGATAAGCAGGCCATTACAGCGGTACGCGCAGACAGCCGCCCAAATATGGAGTTTGTTAAGCGCCACCGAGAAAAGCTTAAAACTATTGAAGAGCTGCGCGAGGTGTTTGCCTATTCAGTTGAAAAGTGGAACAAAGATACTCACCCAAAACTAAAAGTAAGCCGCAACGAGGCTGCTACTCACGAGCAAACTTTTGCTTTAGATAAGCTTAGTCCGCTTGATATGGTGCAGTTGTTTTGGGTTACTTCAACTAACACTAACACCTACAATCGTGACGGTATACGCCTTACAGTAGGTAAAGAACGCTATCACTTTGAAGTCTACACGGCAGACGGCCACGTTGATCTTGATTTCCGCGATAACTATACCGGGTGCAAATTCTTTGTACAGTATGATCCTGATCAGCTTGACAATTATGTGCGCCTATACTTAAGACTGCCTAACGGCGAAAGTAAATACATCGCAGACGCCGAGCCTGTCAAGAGCATTAAGAGCATACCATTACTTATGGATGATCAAGACCGAGGTCGAGTTCACAAAATGCATAGCACCCGCGATAAAGACGTCGAGCGCGTACAGGCAGAGCTTGAAGCATTACGCCAGCGCACCAACATCACTGAAGAATCACTAATCGAAGACCAGGAACTTGAGATGAAGTTCAGAGGCCGCCAGCCAAAGCAGTCTCGTGCAATGGCAGAAGCCGGCGCAGGTTCTTGGCTTAATAAACTATAACTATGGTACCACAATCAGCAGAAGCAGTTGCCCATCATAAAGACCCTCGTGTCAAAACCAAAAATAAAAGCCGTATAAGCAATGCTGCTAAGAGCACCATTGTTAATGAGGTCACAAAGGCTGCAAACTTAACCAGTCAAAGGTCTGTAGCGATTAAGGCAATGGTTTCTACGGCAACCATTAGCCAGATGATCGCCGGCAATTGGGGCTTGATCAGCGACGATATGTTCCGCAAGGTTCAGGGCAATCTCAGCATTGAGCTAGACTGGAAGATCGCTATGACGGCAAACCTACAAGAAGCTTATAAATACTGCCACGCTGCCCGTATGCAAGGGCTTGCACTTCTCATTAGTGATAATGCCGGTAAGGGTAAATCAAACGGCTATAAGTTCTATGCGCGCCGCAATGAGAATGTGATGCACGTAGAATGCAAAGCCAGCTGGACTAAAAAAACCTTTGTACGCCACTTGCTCCTTGCTATGGGTGTGCAGCCTATAGGAACCACCGAACAAATGCTGGAGAAATGGAACGATCAAATCATTAGATGGGCAAAACCGCTCCTTATTCTTGATCAGGCTGATAAACTGAAAGACCCGCAGCTAGATATGTTTATGGAGTTCTACAACGACCACGAAGGGCACTTGGGGATCATTTTAAGCGGCGTGCAAGCCTTGCGTAAGCGTATTGAACGCGGTATTCAACACTCAAAAACCGGCTATGACGAACTCTACAGCCGTGTAGGACGCCGCCACATTGAGCTTGACCCTATCAATCGCGACGATGTTGCAGCCATTTGCCGCGCCAATGGTGTAGACGATGAGGAAGACATCACATTCATTTACGACACGTTTGGGGGCGATTTTAGGCGCGTAAGACGTGAAATCAAGAGAATACACCTAGCGAGACAAGAACAGCCGGAATTGAGTGAATAAATGGCAAAAATCAAACGTGCAGTCTCGGTTGATGAGCTGCTAAAGAAAAAATTTAAAACGCTCCCCCTTGAGGGGCGCTTCAAAGAATTAATAGGAACACCAGAGCGCTCCGGCAGTTGGTTTCTTTTTGGAAACTCAGGAGAAGGCAAAACCACATTTCTAATGCAATTAGCAAAATACCTCACACAGTTTGAAAAGGTCGAGTATAACTCGCTTGAAGAGGGTGCGCGTATGTCTATGCAGGAGGCAATTAAAGAAAACCGTATGCAAGAGTGCCGCCGCGGCAGCTTCAAAGTTCTCGACAAGCTGACTATAGACGAGATCAGAGAGCGCCAGTCACGCCACAAAAGCGCCGGGATTGTAATTATTGACTCGGTACAGTACGCCTTTCTTGACAAGCGGGGCTATAAAGCGCTGCAAAAGGCTTGCCCTAACACCTTGTTTATCTGGAACAGTCACGCTGAAGGTAAACAGCCAATGGGCAGCCTTGCAAAAGCCATAATGTACGATGCCGATGTAAAGCTGCATTGTGTAGGCTTTAGAGTGTTTGCAAAAAGTAGAATGAACCGCGGGCAGCTTTCTAAGCCATACACCGTATGGGAAGAGGGCGCAAAGCAATACCACGATATCTTATGAAAGCAATAAACGAACTATTAAAAGAAACGCCACAGGAGTATGAGCTAACGCTTTTCTCGCTTTGGCTAGAGTGGTGCCAGAAGAAAGCCCACAATCAAGAGCAGCTGCAAATGTTGCTGAGCAATAACGCACTTTTTACATGGTGGCGTGAGAACCTACGCACGTTTGAGCGCTATTTCGCAGACGATGTAAGCAGCTACAATGGCAATCTTGACCGTGACACGCTTAAGGATATCTACCGCGATTATACCAGCGTGATCCACAAGCACTACAGCAAAGTATTAATCAAAAAAGCATTGGCACTATGAACGCACACCAATTATACGATCGCAATGACCTGATCACAGAGGTTCTTAAGGTAACCCGTCAAAGCGCTTACTTCTCGATTAGTCAACGCACCTGCCTGCATCAGCATCGCGCTGCGGTGATGCACGCGCTTGATGATATCAATGCGGGTGATGGAGGGAGCGCAACACCTCAATACCAACTACCGGCACACCTTGAGCGTATTGTACTCCGTGTACGAATGGATTTTAAGATATGATATGAGCGGGTACCACGACCGCGCGATCAGCGCAATGATACAAGCCTATTTGGCACGAGAGAAATGGAACGAATTAAGCAAACAAGATTATGACAATGGAGACATTAACACAGCACGAGATCGACGAGAACATTAGAAATTTTCAGCGAGACCTTAACAAGATTCTATCTGAGCCGTATACGCTCAACATTGAGCACTTGGAGGAAGGACTTCCTTATAAAGCCAATGTTTACACCCGGGAGACCATAGACACTACCCAAATTGATCTACTGGAAGACCACGCAGACAACTGGAACCTTAAACTCACCTTCTCGGCTACAGACACCGGAAGATTAGCAATAAACTTTAAACTCATAGAAGACTAAGATGAATACAAAACAGGACACCACCGCAGAATTAACCGAAGAGCAACTGGAGGCTAAACTAAAGGAGCTACGCGCCAAAAAAGCCAAAGCCGCAGAACGCGCCAGAAAGAACTATGAAAGCAAGCGCGATGAGACGATCAACTTCTTAACAAGCTTTGCCCAGCAAGTACATGAGCAGCTGGCAGAACTTAAAAAGCTATGCCACGAGCGTATGGAAGAGCAAGCAGAGGCCTTACGTGAATATGGTGAGATGCGTAGCAACAGCAAAGGCGGTTTTAGTATCACAAACGAGGCCGGAGACTATCGCATTACCCGCCATAGAGACACCAAGCCAAGTTGGGATGAGCGCAGCGTAAAAGCTCAGGAGCTTATTAAGGAGTTTCTTACCGAGACTGTAAAGAAGCGCGACCTCAAACTATACGAGATCTTGATCAGCTTCATTCAGCGCAACGAGAATGGAGACTTAGAGTACGCTCGTGTAATGAACCTACTTCAGCACGCAGACAAGTACGACGACCCACGCTGGGTTGAAGGGCTGCGTTTGATCAAAGAGAGTTACAGCAACCACCTGAGAGGTTTTGGGTACTCAATCAAAAAGAAGGATGCCTCTGGTAAATGGGAACTTATTAATCTTCAATTCGCAAGTATCTAATTATGGGAGTAACAATAGAACCAACGGTAAACGCAGACACCTACTGGGTAAATTCTAAAGAGGTGTATCAAGACAGTAACGGCAACTGGATCGCAAAAGAAGAGCTTACGCCTTCTGAAACCAACGCCTTTAAATGCTACATAGGTCGCGAGATCAAGTTAAAAAATCGCCCTGTTACTAGGGATTAAAAGGGAGGTGCCAACACCAGAAAGCCGCCGTCACGGTTGATGCGCTGTCACTGCCGCTCCTGCTGAGCCCTTGAAAATTATTAGGCAGGAATACCGGTCAATGTGTGCCACTAGCAAAGTCATAGCACTAAGCGACAGAACGACCGCGGCAACTGCGAGAAGTTGCAAAAGACCGTAAGTGTAGGAACACCTATCAAAGTAAGCGTACCAAGCCGGAATTTGTCGTACCACCCGGCGCCCTGAAGTACAAAGGGCACTAAGTCTGAAAATTGATAGCCGCATTACATAGGAACATCGTGGGGCAGGTTCGATTCCTGCCGCGGTCACAATATTCCCTCTTAAGGATATAAAAGCAATTATAACCGCATTAAGGTATAATCTATGAAAGCCAATAAAAAGCAAAAGCAGCTCATACACGTTAACGCGCCTAATCGCGATACCAAGGAAGAATGGGTGCAATGGGCAACGGGTGACAATGACAAGATCAGTACCAATGATCTCACCTATGCGCAAGCGAATGCCATTTTAAAACAAATGGGGCTTAAACCGGTGCCAATGGCTACTGCAGACCTTGCCAGTACGTGGGGCAAATTTGATAAAAACAACCAGCGCCACAAAGCGATCTTAAGCCTGCTTATTCAAATTAAATGGATAACAGATCACCCGCGCTTTGGTCGTGTGGCAGATATCACCCGTTTTGGGGCGTGGCTGCAAAGCGATCGCGCACCGGTGCGCAAGCCACTGCTTCACATGCAACCCGAAGAGGTAAGCAAGATCATTAACGCCCTTGAGGGCATTTTAAAAAGTCTGTATAAATGAGAAGAATGTCATTTGCGCTCACAAAAGAGCAAGTACAAAATCAGAGCAAAACGGTGACCCGCCGTAACGGCTGGAACAACCTTAACGTAGGAGACCTTATTCAACCAGTAGAAAAATGTATGGGTTTAAAGAAGGGTGAAAAGCAAGTCAAGATCGGAGACCCCATTCGCGTGACCGCCATAAGCGTGCAGCGCCTTTATCAGATCACCAAAAAGGAGTGTGAACTGGAGGGCTTCCCGCACTTGTTTCCTGAAGACTTTATAGAGATGTATTGCCGGGCTAACAAGTGTAAACGCGATCAACGCATTAACCGAATCGAATATGAGTACACCAACCCCATTTGAGCAGGTTTGCGAACACCCGAAGGAAGCCCGCTACATACGCGTAGTAAACCTAAGCGCCACCTGTGAGACCACCGTAACCGCTTGCCGCCAATGCGGTAATGATTTAGATAAACCAAAAACCGATTGTATATGACACCAGAGCAACATGATAAAATTCAAAAAGTTTACGAACTCGTTAAGCGAGGCGTTTCCGGTGAAAAGGGGGCGGCACAGGCTGCACTTGATCGCTTGATGAAGAAATACAACCTAAGCGCCGAGCAGATTCAAAATATAACCTTCAAAGAATACCGCTTCAAATACGCTCAAAACACCGAGTTAATGCTATTTGGCACCCTGTTTAAGTACTTCTTTCCAGACAGGCAGATGAAAGCAAGCCGAGACACTTGGGATGTTAGAGAAATTGCCATTAAGCTAGAATATATTGATTGGGTAACGCTTGAGTGTGCCTATGAGTATTTCAGAAAACATATGCGCGGAGAATACCGACGCCTCGTTACTCCCAAGCTTAAGCGGTACCGAAAACCGGCTAATAAAAAACGAGCCCGTGAAAGGCTTGACAAGATCTTCTTTTCAAATTATGTGATCGCCTCAAAGCTTTATCGTGAAGGTGACCTCAAGCAAGTTGATCCCTTTGAGCTAAGCGAAAAAGAACGCCGCGACCGTGAATCGCTTGAAGGCGTAAAAGGAGGCGAATTCAATACCCAAGTAACAACCGGTTTATACTTAGAATAATGCATCCAGTTAAAATCAAACAAAAACCAGAGCATTATCTCGTCTTGGAGCAGGTGCTACATATGGGGCAAACGCCAAATACAACGACCCGCATAGGCAAAGCAGCGGCAGCCATATTACAAAAGGTACTCGTGCGAGTAGCAAAGAAAGCAATTGAAGCCCGTATGTCACCAAATGACAAGCCTAAATCGCTTGAACTCGCCTACTACGAGGCAGACGCCCTCGAAAGGCATTTGCGCATAAACCGGGGCTTATTTCGCGCCGGTACTTATGAATACAACGCGGTGGTTAGCATCGCAGCCGAACTGGATCAAAAATTACAATAAATGGAACAAGTAACAACATACACCGTAAAGGGCGATAGCCTTTCCGTTTTATGGGAGTTTAAATACGATTTAAAAGGCAATTTAATCAGCTTTCAAATTCAGGATAAACCGCTCTCAACAAAACAAATCACTTGGTTATTTAAAGAGGGCAACTTCCCGGAGACCGAGTCGATTATGAAAAGCGTCTGGCTCAAGGCTAAAAAGTCGGTCTTTGAAATCATCATAGGTGAGCCTGATCTAAGCTTTGACGCGTTTTACAATGCCTACGATCATAAGGTGAAAAAGAGCCAGTCACAGGCCTCTTGGAAGCGCCTTTCTAAAAAAGACAAAATAGCCGCCTTAGGTCACATCCCAACCTATGACAAGTTTTTAGCACGTAAACGCTACAACAAAGCCGCCCCCAGCGTGTACCTCAATCAGCGGTATTGGGAAGATAACCACGGAAGTATTCACTGACTTAGTGCTTTTAAAAAGAGCCATGTGATTAAATCACCAGTGGCGCAAATCATTATCAATACACTAATCTCTTTAAAGAATATTATAAACTCTTTAATTAAAAATTTCATACTTAAAATTAAGAAAAAATGGCAAAAGAAACCTTTATGGAAGCTACAGAGCTTCACTTTGAAATGACCGTAAGAAACTCGTACACTCACGAGTCTTGGAATGAAAAACTTGAAGAAACAAGAATGTACGACGAGCCTAAGGACAATGATGAGGCAATAGCTTGTGCTAAACAAATCTTAAAAGACTTCAATGCACATTTAAGACCCGGTGAGTATGCGCGTGAACTATTGAATGTTCAAAGAGTTGAGACAAAAGTAATTGATTTAATCGAGCAAAAATTTAACTAATGGCAAATCAAGTTTACGAACCATTCGGAGAGGAATGGGAAAAGGAAATGATGAAAATGAATAAAAAACATTTATTCGAATTATTAAAAGCAGCTCTCCAAGAGGCGAACGAAAGAATCGAAGTAAAAGACGCACAAAAGCGTATCAATTACCTACTTAACGATTGGCGCGCGAATATTAAACATTACAACACGGTAGCGCTAGACATCGTGCAGCGATTTCCAACAACTAAAGTAAGAGACTAATGGACGAATATTTAATCTTCCTTAAAGACATAGGCTTTAAAATCAACGACTCATACGATCACGACCAGTTTCACACAGATGAACTCGTCAAAGGCAGAATAAAAGTGTTTTTTACAACACCTCTTGAAGGTGGTAAACCAACAATGGATGTTGAGCTTGAGAACCTAGACACTCTTTATCTAACAGCTGGCCAAATCCTTCTCCTAGACCAAATAATTAATAAAACGCAACAATGAAAATAGTATATATCGCACACCCCATAGGCGGCAACGTCGTACGCAATCTGGAAGCACTTGCAAAAGTGATACGAGAAATTAACCTAGCAGAACCTGAGGTGGTACCACTAGCACCATATTACGCAGACGTGCTGGCACTTGACGATAACAACCCGGCAGAACGTGCCAGAGGTTTAGAAAATGGCCGCTGTGTACTTAAAAGCGGCGCCATACGTGAAGTGTGGTTGTATGGTGATGGCATAACCCGGGGAATGCTGGGCGAGATTAAGGAGGCGTTCAAATTAGGTATTCCTGTCTATGGTAAGACCAAAATGACGCGTATGCAAATGAGCAGTTTGCAAAACTTAGACGCGCTGATACGCCTTGAAAAAATCACCGAAGAATCAATTATGAACGATGTTTTTACCGGTGATTGGGGAAAGATACATTCAGCTAAAAAAGGAGAAGGATGATCACCGCACTCGTACATTACACCGAATGGGTAGAAGCACCACACCCACAACTTGATGATATACAAGTAGCGAAAAGTAAAGTTGTAAAGGTCGAAGATCTTCTGGAGCTGAATGAATTATTTAGCCACATCACTAAAGTTGATGTTTTGGATCCTGATCTGGAACTTAAAACAAATTCCGATGAAATGTGCATTATAAAAGATTGTACTAATAAGCCCTATAGTCTTGGCTACTGCTTTCATCACTGGAACATTGCAAACGAGGATCATTAATTATGAAAGAACCAATCATTCAACATACTGTTCAAGGATTCATCCCTGACGAAGCATTAAATCAGCTGTTTTTTCATTACCGTAGAACTAATAAATCGCTTCCTAGTATCATCATTGTTGGTTGTGGTTTTTATTACGAATATGAACACATCTTAAACAATCATCGCTATTTATCACCCGATCAAAAGGTCAGATTCAATACTGTAGAAGTACTCCCCTCTACATCTTTAGGAGAATACGAGGTAAGAATGTATTAAATAAGGAAATCTGTAATACTTAAATTATTATCAAACATTATATTTAACCATAAAATTAAAAAACTCTTAAAATGGAAGGACTATTAAATTTTATTTACCCCGCATTAGCTATTTTACAACTCATCGGAGTCATATGCTTTTTTGTTATGTGTTACAACGTCAGTTGCATCAAGAGACAATTAGGAACGCGCACACCAGAATTTTTTAATGAAGAATATAAGAAGCATTTGTTATTCAATGATATACCATCTGCTCAAGAAGCTTTAAAAGAATTTATGTATTTAAAATTGAAAAACGTTGAAAAAGCTGCTTCTTCAGAACGGGATTCCTACTATATAATGTTAAAGGATAAGTACAAACATATGTTTGATAAAGTTAATATGGAATTTCCCAAGCTCTAACAACCTGTTAAAAACACCCCTTGCTAACGGCT